TGGCGCGCGGTTATCCAAAAAATTACGCGCTTAATTTGAGCAAACCGGCATATTCTGTTACAGTGTGTGCCGGTTGTTCTGCGACATGTACTGCATTACGAATGTCGGCAGCAATGCTGAAAATGCGCTGCACAGCGGTATGGCAGCACTTAATCTGAATAATGATTCAGTGAATCGTAATCGCAATCATGGCACACGGTAATCACCCTAAGCATTTATGCTTTTCGCGGTAGCAACCCTGTCCCTGGACTAAAAATGATTCCCGCAAGAGCTTGGTAGGTTAGCCGAACAGCTTGGGATAAGGTGATAATCTTGAAAATGCAAGGAAACCTGTTCGACAAGATAATCAGCATTGATAATCTTCGGGCAGCGCATCATAAAGCCCGTAAGGGTAAATCCCACTACAAGGAAGTGCAGTGGGTGGACAGCAACGAACAAGAAGCACTTGAGCGCATCCAGCGGTTACTGATTGACGGCACGTTCAAAACTTCCAAGTACACAGTGGAACACACCCTGAAGGGTGACAAAATGCGGACTATCCACAAGCTTCCGTATTTCCCTGACCGTATCGTTCAACACGCCATTGTCAACGTCTGTTCTGAAGCATGGACACGTTCAATGATTCGTGACACTTTCCAGTCCATCAAGGGACGCGGCACCACTGACTGCTTCCGCAGAACACGAAACGCCATTCAGCAGCACAAGCCACGGTATTCAATGAAAATTGATATTCGGCAATTCTACCCGTCTGCAAAACCTGAACACGTCCTGAAGCCGCATGTGTTCCGTATCAAGTGTGAACGCACGTTTGCATTGATTGCTGAAATCATCAACAGCCTTCCCTTCCTGCCACTGGGCAACCACACCAGTCAGTACGCTGGCAATCTGCTTCTGTCACCCATTGACTGGTACGTGAAGCAGAAGCTTGGTGTGAAGTTCTATTACCGCTACTGTGATGATATTGTAATTCTGCACGATGACATAAACTACCTACGCATGGTAAAAGAAATCATCAGAATCAAACTTGCACAGATTGACCTAGTTGTAAAAGACGATGTTGAAATTCGTGATTTGAATTCACAGTATCTGGATTTTGTCGGTTACAGAATGAATCATCATGGCGTTCTACTGCGCAAGCGGCTGGCGGACAACTTCAAGAGCGCTTGCAAAGTTGGCAGAATTACCGCACTTCCGTCATACTATGGATGGATAAAGCATGCAAACGCCAAGAATCTTTGGTACAAGCACACAGGACAATACAAATGGAAACTATCGTAGACCAGCAGTTGCCAAAGTTTGAGACACGCGGACGTGTCACGCGAATCAATTTCAATGAGCAACAAGTAACCCATGAACAGGAAGGTACTGAACCAAAGACCTTCTGGAAGTACACCACGGCAGCGTTCCCTGTCACTGCAACGCTGACACAGCGTGTGAATGCCATCATCCGCACCACCTACCCCACTGAAAGCATTGAAGCCCGTGCAGCCGGTACGCTTGAGTACCAGGCGCTTGTTGCTATGGCTGACATGCTGGCGCGTGAATCACTGGGTCAGGAACTGACTGAAGACTACTTGCGTGAAGTGCGTGGTAAAGAACTTCAGCGGGAACGTGATGCCAGTCTGGCTGCTATGGTTTACACGTTTGAAGATGGTGCAGTTGCTCAAGTGCGTCCACAAGACCTTGCCAACTTTCAGACCGCCATTGCATCAGGCATTGACCGCACTTGGATTATGGCTGACAACAGCGTGCGCATGACCACGGTAGCCGAACTACAAGCCGCCATGAATGACGGCATTCAGCAGGGTCAGCAGATTTGGGACAACTACGCTGACCAGATGGCAGCATTGACTGACGGGGTGGAACAATGAAGAAGACCGCCATCCTTGTTGTTCTGTTCATCGTCATTCTGATCACCGCTGGATACGCGCGCGCTGATAACGGTGCCCGCATCGGCATTGGTCAAAGTGTCATCAATTCACACCTGAAGACTGCTGAAATCGGCTATGAGCATAACGGCTGGGATTTTAGCGCCACACTGATGGAATCAGGTGACACCAAAAACGGATATCAGAACCCGCTGCATATCGCTTCCGTTTCATACATCACACGACCGCAAGGGTGGGGCACGTCATGGGCACAGCCTTACTTCCGCCTGGGCGTCAGTTACAACAATGGGTCGGAGCTTGTGGGGCGCACCAACTTCCGCCTTGGTGTTGGTGTAGACTTCAGTGACGTGTGGCGGATTGAATTCGTTCATCATTCCAGTGCAGGCATTCACAGCCCCAACACTGGAATTGATTACATAATGTTGAGTTATAAGGTGCCCCCGCTATGGTGACATTTCTCTCCATCTTGTGCGCATTTTTACTGTTGCCTGGGGTTCTCGGCCTGCTGGTGATTTATCACGTATTGATTCGGGGTAAGCAATCACCGGCAGACAAATCGAATCGCATCAATCACATTCGTCTGTTATGGTTTTCCCTAACGCGGGAAGGTGATTTTGTTGGATTATTCCCATGGTTGAAAAATGACGAATGGGATAATGTATCGTGAAGAACAATCGAATAAGGCAGGCTTAAAAATGCCGTGGCGAAACTCTGAAGTGGTGGCCCCTATTATGTCATTTGCCCTTGCCCTATTGCGAACAATGTACCAAGGCGACGAACCCAAGTGGTCACGTCGAATACTTGAATCCATGATTTGCGGAATGCTTACGCTGACCGCTGGATATGCAATTGATGCTATGGGGTTACAGGGTGAATGGAAGTATGCAGTTGCCGGTGCCATTGGCTTCATGGGCGTAGACTTCGTGCGTCAACTTGCGGCGGCTGTTCTGAAACGGAGGTGCAAGTGAAATTGATTCCAGAATGGAAACGATGCCTGCGCATGTTCAGCGTTCAGGCCATGATTCTAGCAGGTGCTATGCAAGGTGCCTGGGCATCATTACCGGATGAAATGAAGGCTACCGTGTCAGACGACTGGTTGCGCTATGGCACCATTGCTTTGATGGTACTGGGTGTCATCGGGCGTCTGGTTGCGCAAAGCAGCATAGACGAATCAACTTGAAAACATTGACGGTGTGACCGCGACAGGCGTTCTGTCAGCGCACTGGGAGGAACGACCTTGAAAACCATACTTCAACACCTTTTGAAACTTTGGCGGGGGTGGGCAGTGCCGCCAGCACCTGCTTCTGAGCCTGTGGCAGTGCAGTACAAAAGCCTGTTCATCAGTGCAGGTCATTCTGACGTTGACCCTGGGGCAGTGGGCAACGGACGCACTGAAGCCAGCATTGTGCTGGAATTCCGTGACATGGTGGCTGGCGCACTGCAAAAGCGTGGCGTGCTGTTCGACAGGGACGGTGCAGAAGGTCAGAACCAGTCACTGACGGATGCCGTGGGTGCTGCAAAGAGCCATGACATTGCGGTTGAATTTCACTGCAACGCTTTTCACAATCCGTCTGCAACTGGTGTAGAAACGCTATCTGACCGTGACAATTACCCACTTGGTGAAGTGCTGTGTACAGCAATCGCTGACGTACTGAACATCAAGAACAGGGGCGCAAAGGGTGAAGGCAGCGGTCAGCATAGCCGTCTTGCGTTCGTGCGCAAAGGGGGCGGCATCATCGTTGAACTGTTCTTCATCAGCAACGCCAATGACCTGCAATCGTATCTGGCAAACCGTCATGCACTGGCTGAAGCTGTGGCTGAAGTGCTGGCGGATGCCGTGGCACAGGAACATGAAGATGCTGAATAAACTGTGGGGGTGGATAGCGGCGGCGTTTGGCCTACTGGTTGCACTGCTGCTGTTCGTCATCGGTCAGCGGGACAAGGCGCGTGCCAAGGCTGATAAGGTGTCCATTGAATTGCAGGCGCGTGAAGCCATGCAAGACGCGGAACGGGCAACCAGCAAGGCACGGGAACAAGCACGCAGCAAGGCTGCTGAACAACAACGGAACGCAGATGAACGCAATGAAGAAACTCGCCCTACTGGCACTTTTCGCCGTTAGCGGTTGCAGCACGCTGGAAGTCGTGCCAGTCATGCCGCACTGCGCACCTGTGACCGTTCCAGCGTTACCGGTGCTTGACCAGGGCGTGCTGTGGGATGCCCTGGGTGACGTGCAGTACCGGCAACTGGAACGGTACATCAATGGACTGTGGTCTGTCATTGATGAACAAGCCGCTGTCATTGACGGCGTTTGCGTTCATTGATTCGGCGTGCAAGGTATTCAGCACGCGCCTGGGCAAGATCAAGTGTTGAATATACGCTGTCACTGGTGGCGTGCGTAATGCCGTTCACAAAGACAGTGTAGATTGCACGCTTCTTATCCTCATGCACCCACACGTCACCAGATTCAAAGACAATTTCTGATAGTTTGGTCATACCTTTTCACCTATCAAGATCGTCACTGACGTACTGGTGCCACTGAACTGATTGTCATGCGGCCCATCGTAAACCACGTTCATACCTTTCACGCTGAACTTCCCGTGACCGCTGGCGGGAACCACTGCAACCAGTTTACCGCCACTCAATAACAGTCCAGCAGCCGCTTCCACGTGGGATTGCCAACGTCCTTGACTGAAGGGTGGATTCATTGCAATGCGGTCAAACTTGCCGTTGTGATTTTCCGCAAAAGTGAGAAAGTCACCCTCATGTACCGAATGCCCCTTCTGCTTCAGCACGGACACGTGCAACGGGCTGACTTCAACACAGATGGTACGTTCCTTGGGCATTAGGTCTGCAATCGCACCAGTGCCTGCGCTGGGTTCAAGACAGTGGTCACTTGCGCCTATGTCCGCCAGTTCTATTACACGTTCTGCAAGATCCTGCGGCGTTGGGTAATACTGGTGACTTTTATGGTCTGGAACACACCCGCTGACAATGATCGTCTTGATGATGGGGTCAGGGTCATAGTCGAATTCATACCACGATTTGTGCTGATTCTGGCAGCGGGTGCCGCCGATGGCTTCCAACACACGCAGCACTTCCGCCATGACGTGCTTATCCTTGTCGCCATAATCAAATTCCAAACTGTTGCGGTTTCGTGTCACCGGCTGAATAGCATCGCCACCTGCGTAACGTGGGAGGATGACAGATGTGCGCACCCGCTTCATGCCAGCCAGTACATTCAACACAGCAAACGGCAGCGGGCGGGTCATCAGCGTGTATTCCTTTTTCACCTTGCGCTTGGGGGCGGTGCGAAACTGTGACGGAATGGCGGTGGGGTAGAGCAGCGCCAGCACCTGATTCAATTTCCAGGCAATATCATCATGCACTTCCAGATGGGCGTTGCCGTTCAGATAGCACCGGATGCGCAATGCCCCGCCGTCCACGTCAATCCACTGACCACGATGATGCAGCCTTGCAATTTCCACCAGACGATTACTGGCGTTCCAGTCCGGTTCATCACGGTTCATAAATTTGGCAATGACACCACGAAGGTCATTAATGTGACCTGTCTGACTGCGTGCGTAACTCCCCCAGTCATTGGTCACACCGGTTAGAATCATTCGCTTGCTGAAACCTTCCGGCTGGTTGGTGACGTGCGTGCGGGACAGTGCCTGAAAGATGCCGTCAACACGTTCAGCCAGAAACTTGCCCCGCATTGCCAGCAGTTCACCAATGGTTGCCCGTACCGTACCTTCTTCAAAATCAGGTGTGGTCATGTTCTGGATTTGCTCAAACCATTCTTCACGACGCTTGGCTGGCATGCAGTCCAGCACGTCCGTCATGTTCATGATTCGGTTCCAGTAGTGAGCGTTCAACGCTGCAACGGCACCGTCACGGCTGAACAACTTATCTACTGACCCAACGAAACGGTCACGACTGCCCTGATTGCCTTCGATGAAGTAGTGCACGATACTTGCCAGACCATCGCCGTGCAGGAACTGGCAGACGTGTTCAATCTTGGTAAGTTCGCCCCGATAACTGCCAATCACTGAATCCACCAAGTCTGTGCTGGCTGGTGCAAAGAATTGCTGTTCTAAAATTTCCATCGTTACCGCACCTTAATCAGTCGAAATGTTCCGTTGCCCGCTGGAACAATAGCCCAATCAGATGGGTGTTCCTTTGATTCACGAATGAACTTTGCTTTGTAGTAACCCATCACCGTGCGCCTTTGCTGGGTTGCGCTTTGGTGTCGTGGTTGTACTGTCCACGGGTGGCATAGCTGTATTCAGTCGGTACAGGGCTGGTGCCACGAAAGAACACCATTTGCCCGCACTTCATGCCTGGGGTCAGCACCAGACTGTGCCAGCGGAGCTGATTGACATATTCCAAGGTCAGCACTGACCCGTGCCAAGTAGGGTCAGCAAAGCCAGCAAACAGGTGTTGCAGGCCAGCACGCGCAAGGCTTGACTTCAGCATGTAGTGAGCCGCTACGTCATCGGGCAGGTGGAACACTTCACGGGTCTGAGCAAGGCAGAATTCCCCTGGCAGCAGGTGGGTTTCCCCGGTGACTTCCCGCATGCGCGGAACTTCCTTGCTACCCAAACGCACAGCGTGCGCAATGTCAGGGCGGTCTTCCAGCCAGAAGGTATCACCTAAAGTCAGGTCGATACTTGCGCCGTTGATTTGGTCAGGCGCAACGCCTTCAATCGCGCCATCTTTGACCAGTTTCACCAGTTCGTTATGAGTCAAAATCATTTTTCTTTTCTCCAATTAATCGGCTGAACCGTCACGCATGGATTCAATCAGGCGACCAGCACCCGCGTCCATTTCATTAAGCTGGTCAATGACGGTTTTGATTGCCTGCTTCATTTCAGGCTTGTTCATAGCAAGCGCTGACTGAAGCGTTTCAACAACTTCAGCATGATGGTCTTCACCGGCGTATTCAGAAACGCAGCCAATAGCCCATTCACGCCTGTCTTCCAGTTCATCAGTGTGTTCATCATTCTTGGTGTCAATCAGCAATTCAAACCGCTTCACCAGTTCAGCAACTTCGTGGTTGTCACTGAATCGAAGATGCCTGAGCAGTTCTTCATCAGTGAAGTGACGCAGTGAAGGCGGTGTTTTCTTGGATGCAGTTAAGAACATGGTTAAACCCTCACAGGCATGATGCCAATCATTACATCTGTCATTTGTGAAGCGCTATGGAACGATGACGGGCGCACTTTAATCAATCCGTTCTCGCCGTTAAATTCAATATTCATACTTGCAGTCTTATTTGTGATAACTTTTAATGCTTTCACTGCGTTACTGATATATTCAGGATTGACACCTATTGCCTTGACTGTTCCATTGTCCCCGTTGCTGGATGGGATAACCCTTCTGTAATCAGGGAAAACGCCTTCTAACAATTCACAGGTGGTCACGTTCCCACCGTCACGCACCGTAAGAACATCAGGGGCATGAATGCTGCCGGATACTTCGCCTTTAGCATATTCCAGTTCAATCAT